CCCAGAGGCATATGACCCAAGCAAAGTGGAGGAGGACTTAAATGATTAAATATATTATATACACACAAAAGAACTGCATCTATTGTTCAGAGGCAAAGTCTTTATTAGATGAGGCCGGCGAAGTATACGAAGAGAGAGAACTAGATACTGCAGAGAAGGTTAGGAGATTTAAACAAGCCGGTCATAAGACTGTGCCACAAATCTTTCTACATATAGGAGGATTCCATGAGCTAGAGGATTACTTCTTTGGAGATGAAGTATCGTTTAAACCGGATATAAAGCTCGTGGAGGACACTAAACTTCCAAAGATAGGTGCACTATCCGGAGAGAAGAAAGTGATATCCTTTGCAGAGAAAAGAGCTTTAGTACAAGCAAGAAAATTATTGAAGGATAAAGATGAGTAGTTGCATAAAATGATTATGTATGATATAATAAATCTAGATACTTGTATGACAAAAATAAAACCTATAGTAAGAGTACCAAATCTTGTAGCAAAAAATTTATTTGACACAAGATATAGGCAGAGGATTGTGAAGAATAAAAAGAAGTATAATAGAAGGAGAGATAAAGATGTATGTGATAGCACATCATAGATATAACGATATTAACCGGCTAAGAAAAGCTAAGTGGAGTGAAACATATCCGGTTGACCAACTCGTAGATGAGGAGAATAATATACTGAAGTTTGAAACAAAAGAAGAGGCATTACAAACTTTGAAATCTTGGGGAGTAGATATGATTTTTGCTCAACAAGAAGGAGTAACGATTGAAGGAGTGAATTAATGGAACAAATACTAATGATATATTATTTTTTAGGTGGAGTAGTAGTAGGAATATTTATCATACTACTTGCATATTTATTAACAAGAAAATAGGAGTGTATAATGTACGACCCAGTGTTTATAAACTTATTAGAAAAGAATGTAAAAGATTTACAAGAACAGTTACGCAATGCTAATATTAGAATCAAACAATTAAATGATGAGAATTATAAATTGCGTAGGCAAATAGGAATTGAGAGAGATGATGGAAGAAAACTCACCAACAGCTCTGATGGTGTATGGTTAGGAGATGCAGAGATGCCAGATGCAGAGCATGTAAAAAAGGATTTTAAGACAGGTGGATAAGGCAAGAGAAAGAAGATTTAAAGCTACCGGAAAGTATTTTAGAGATACTAAACAAAATAAATACTTATGGTTAAATAATATTTTCCCGGCCTTACTACTTGTAAGTTTATTTTTTTTATTGTATAATTATTAGGAGAATTACAATGACAGTAGATACAAAATGTTATAGAATTTTAGGTAAAAAAGAAGTACAATATTCAACCTTAGTAGAAGTACCTAAGGATTGGAGTATAGAACAGGTTCAAGAATATATTGATAATAATATGATTGATACTTGGACAGAAGAAGACACAGGCTTTGAACCTATAGAAGTATCAGATGAAAAGCCTGAATTACTAGATGATAAAGAGGCAGATGAGATATCATATGATATAGGTATGTTTCTTTATAATGAGGAAGAAGATGATGAATAATTTATGGGATAAAGACGAAAAGAAAATGTATAGAAAACTATTTAAAGAATATAAAAGAGAAGGTTGTTCTAATGAAGAGGCAAGGATATATGCAAAACAAGATTGTAGGAATAGTATAGGTCTTGATATAGATTCTGCTGAAGAACTTTATATAAATGCTTTGAAAGATTTCTCTTGACATTATGAAAAAGTTTTCTATAATATATAAATATATATATATAATATATAATATAATTAATAATTATTTATTAAAATATATAATAAATATATTTATATTATTATTATCATTATGGGTATTATATGTATTTATTATGATGATTTATTATACGTTTAAATAACTAGAAAGGAATATAAAGTGGTAGAATTTTTATTATGGTCTATGTAGTTATAGGAGTAACTAACTCAATAGGTATGATGTAATGCAGAGTAAGTGGATAAGTAGAGGGAGATGCCCTTGTGGAGAATCAAAGAATGGTTATAATATCCATGCTGATGGGCATGCCTTCTGCTTCTCTTGTCAGAAAAGATTTAATAATGTAGGAGAGGCAAAAATGGAAACGAAAGTTGTAGATATACAAGAACGAGTCCAAGTAAATGGAGAGTATGGTTCGATACAAGATAGGAGAATATCAGAACAAACTGCCAGAAAGTATAGGACAAAGATAAAAAGAAATGGTAGTATGATTACACATCATTACTACGAATACTACAATGTGGAAGGTAGCCATGTTGCTACAAAGATTCGCCAAGTAGAAGGAAAAAGAATATGGTCTCAAGGAGATATAGGAGATGCCTTACTGTTTGGCCAGAACTTATTTAAGTCCGGTGGAAAATACATAACCATTGTTGAAGGAGAGATAGATGCAATGTCTGTGTATGAAATGCTAGGAAGTAAATGGGCAGTAGTATCAATTAAGAATGGAGTTCAAAGTGCTGTGCAGAATTGTAAACAACACTTGGAGTATCTAAATAGTTTTGAAAATGTTGTGGTATGTTTTGATGCAGACAAACCTGGGGTTGAGGCCTCACAAAAGGTAGCACAACTATTTGAACCTAACAAATGTAAGATAGTTAGACTTGACCACAAAGACCCAAACGAATATTTAAAGATAGGAAAAGCGAAGGAGTTTGTGCAAGATTGGTGGAGTGCAGAATCATACACACCGGCAGGCATAGTAAACTTAGCCAAGCTAGGAGATGCTTTATACGAAGAGGAGTATTGTGAAACGATACCATATCCTTGGAGTGCCATGAATGAAAAAACATATGGCATGAGAACTGGAGAGTTAGTTACATTTACTTCCGGTGCCGGCATGGGTAAGTCTTCAATCATGCGTGAGTTAATGCATCACATCTTAAAAAATTCTAGTGATAACATAGGAATACTAGCACTAGAAGAGAGCACAAAGAACACTGCATTTAATATCATGTCAGTGGAGGCTAACCAAAGATTATACATTAAGGAGATACGAAATCAATTTTCAAAAGAGCAGTTACACCAGTGGCAAAAAGATACGATTGGCTCTGGTAGATTCTTTGCCTTTGACCATTTTGGTTCTATCAGTAATGATGAGATACTATCTAGAGTTCGATACATGGCAAAGTCTTTGGATTGTAAGTGGATATTTTTAGACCATCTATCTATCTTAGTTAGTGGACAAGATGATGGAGATGAAAGAAAATCTATTGATGTATTGATGACTAAGTTACGTTCTCTGGTAGAAGAAACAGGAGTTGGTTTATTATTAGTATCACATCTTAGGAGACCAACAGGAGACTTAGGCCATGAGAATGGTAAGGAGGTTACACTATCACACCTTAGAGGAAGTGCAAGTATCGCACACCTATCTGACAGTGTGATAGCATTGGAGAGAAACCAACAAGCAGATGATGAAGTCATAGCATGCACAACAACAATTCGTATTCTCAAGAACAGATACACTGGAGAGACAGGAGTATGTACGTACTTGCATTATGATAAAAAGTCTGGTAGAATGTCTCAAATAGATAATCCTTTTGAAGATGAATTTAATAATCAAGCACAAGGAGTTTTATAATATGAAGTGTTATAACTGTGAAACAGAATTAATTTGGGGTGGTGACCATGACTGTGAAGAACACGAAGACCATGCTATCGTTACTAATCTTTCTTGTCCTGAATGTGATGCCTTTCATTTAGTGTACTGGGGTCACAAAGGAGAAGAAGAAGAAAGTAAACAGCTTTGGATAGAAGGTTATAAAGATTGGTTACATAAAAAAGAACTTGACACAGATGATAAGATGTGGTATCATTACTGTGATGTCGAAAAAAGTGAAATGGAAATAGGTAAAGGAGAAGAGTGTAGTTGGTGTGGTGCAAATGAAAGTAGTTCTTGATATTGAAACAGATGGATTTAATCCTAGTAAAGTACATTGTATTGTAGCAAAAGATATAAATACAAATGTTGTTACAGTGTTTGACCCATCTACTATGTACAGTTTTAATAACTGGGCAAAGCAAGTAGATAAATTTATTATGCATAATGGATTATCTTTTGATGTTCCGGTTCTTAATAGACTGCTTAATTCAAACATACTACCAGGTGATGTTATTGATACATTAGTTTTATCTCAGTTATTTAATCCTATACGAGAGAAAGGACATAGCCTAAAAGCATGGGGTGAAAAACTAAACATGTTAAAAGGTGGTGAAGATGTAAACTTTTCTAAGTACGATTACAATATGCTGAAGTATTGTAAACAAGATGTAGAAATAACACATGCTGTTTATAATGAATTAGTAAAAGAAAGCAAAGGTTTTTCTAAGGAGTCTATAGATTTAGAGCATGACATTAGATTAATCATTGACCAACAAGAGAAGAATGGTTTTGCTTTTGATATACAGAAAGCACAGGAGTTACTAGCAAAACTAAAAGACGATATCTATGACTTAGAGCAATGGTCGTTAGAAGAGTTCGAACCTACCATTGTGGAGATGAAGACGAAGACAAAAGAAATACCATTTAACATTGGTTCTCGTCAGCAGATAGCTGATAGATTAATGAAGAGAGGATGGAAACCAAAACAGTTTACTGATAAAGATAATATTATAATTAACGAAGCTGTTTTAAAAACCATTAAAGAGCCAGAGTTAAAATTAATTGCAGAAAGATTTGCAAAATATTTTTTACTGCAGAAGAGAGCAGTAATGGTGGAGTCTTGGATTGAGGCATGTGATGAGAATAATAAAGTTCATGGAAGAGTGATGACACTACGAACTATTACTGGTCGCATGGCACATAACTCACCAAACATGGCACAAGTTCCGGCCACATATTCACCATATGGAAAGGAGTGTAGAAACTTATGGACTGTATCAGACCCAACAAAATATAAATTAGTAGGCACTGATGCTAGTGGTTTAGAGTTACGTTGTCTTGCACATTATCTTAATGATACAAATTATACAGATGAGATATTGAATGGAGATATACACACTAAGAATATGGAGTTAGCAGGAATAAAGAATAGAGACCAGGCCAAGACATTTATCTATGCCTTTCTCTATGGTGCCGGTGCAGAAAAGATAGGTAAGATAGTAGGAGCTGGAAAGGAGCAAGGCAATATGTTAATTAAAAGATTCTTGTCTAACCTACCTTCTCTAAAAAGATTGCGTGAGCAAGTAGAAACTGCTGGTAGAAGAGGAAGAATATTAGCTATAGATGGAAGGTACTTAAAAGTTAGAAGTGCACATTCAGCATTAAATACTCTTCTACAAGGAGCAGGTGCTATTATTTGTAAACATTGGTTACTACATATCATAAAAAGAGTTTACAATAAAAAGCTTGATGTTAAGTTAGTGGCATCTGTTCATGACGAATACCAATTCGAAGTAGCAAACAAAGATGTGGGAGAGTTTTGTAGCATCACAAAGATTGCTATTAAAGAAACTGAAAAGACATTGAAGTTAAGATGTCCTCTTGATAACGATTACAAAGTAGGAGTAACATGGACAGAGACACATTAGAACCAAAGATAGAAGATAGAAAAAAGTTTGATTTAGATTTGAAGTATGGTAAAGTAAAAGAAAAAATTATTGCTGACATGCTACAAGATAAGAAGATAGAAGTAAAGTCTGAAAGAGGTATGTGGTTAGATACTGGTAACATAGCGATTGAATTTGAAAGCTATGGTAAACCTAGTGGGATTGCATCCACTGAATCAGATTACTGGTTTCATAATCTTTGCATAGGAGAGGAGATATATGGGACACTGGTATTTAAAACTGATATGTTAAAGAAGATTATAAAGAACACACCTAATAAAAGAGAAGTATCTGGTGGTGATAACAAGGCTTCTAAAATGTATCTAATGAATATACAGAAATTATTTAATGTAGATATTATTAAAAAATCAATAGGAGATATTAATGACTGAAGAAATTTGGAAACAAATTACAATGCCAATGTTTTTTAGAGGTTATGAAGTAAGTAACAAAGGAAACATAAGAACTAATTGGAAAAAACATGCGAATCAATACAAGAGAGAACAACAAGAAACTTGGAGAGAGCATAAATCATATCCATATCATAAAGGAGGTAAGAGGTTGAGTGGTGTTGTTAAACAATATATGCAAACAAAATTAAATATTAGTATTAAAGAATTAGAGAAACAAACATACCATGAATACTACAGAAAACATAAGTATGTTACATCAATTTCTTATGATGTACATAGATTAGTAGGATTACATCACATAGAATTAAAACCAAGTAATATAAAAGGTTTAAATATGACAGATGAAGAATGGAAAAATGTTCCTGACGTATTAAAAAATTTTATAAGAGAGTGTATAATAGTTAATCATAAGGATAATAATAGTTTAAATAATGATGTCTCTAATTTAGAGTTTTGTACACAAAAGTATAATACTCATCACTACTATAGAGAACATTTTACAGAAGATAAAAGAAAAGAAAGTTCAAGAAAAACAATTTTAGGAATGAAACTAAAAAAAAGTGTTGACAGTGATGCACAAAATGTGCTATAATATAATTTTAATAACCAAAAAAGGAGAATACACGTATGAGTGTAATTAGTGGAACTGCTTATTGGGCAAGCATAACAAGTCCAAACACAACATTTGATGCAGATGGTACATGGAGTATTGATGTAGGTAATCTGGATGCAGACAACAAGGCTCTCGCAGAAAAAGATGGTCTTGCTATAAAGAATAAAGGTGATGACAGAGGAGACTTTGTTAGCATCAAACGAAACGTCAAAAGAAAAGATGGTAACTTAAATAGTGCACCGGAAGTTCTTGATGCTCAGAAGAGAACCATGATGAATACATTAGTTGGTAATGGTTCTAAAGTAAATGTACTGTATACCACATATGAGTGGAAGTTTAAAGGTAGAGCAGGTGTTTCTGCTGACCTTAAAAAAGTACAGGTCATAGACTTAGTTCCTTATCAGGGTGATGCAGATGATGCATTTGATGTAGTACCTGATGGATACTCTGCTGAGTCAGACGAAAAAATTCCTTTTGCCTCTTAATTAAAAGGATAGTGGGAGACTGTTTAGCTTGGCAGTCTCTCACGTTTTATTTATGAAAAAAATAGATACTATAGTAGAAGATATATACAGTTTATTCGAAAAAAAGAATGAAGAACTAACTGAAAAAGAAGTAGATAAATGTATAGATGACTTTGCTAATTCGGTTAAGATACATGTAAAAGATTTTTTAAAGCAGATGCCTCATGAAAAGTCAAGATTAAGACTATCAACAATAGGTAAACCAGATAGACAGCTATGGTATGATTTTAAAAATACAGAGATAGTTCCTATACCTCCTAGCACTAGAATTAAATTCTTGTATGGATATATATTAGAAGAATTATTAATTATGCTTGCCTCTATTGCAGGACATAAAGTTTCACAGCAACAGAAACAAGTTAAACTAGAAGGAGTTGTAGGACACCAGGACTGTATGATTGATGGCACATTAGTTGATTGTAAGAGTGCATCCGGTAGAGGCTTTACTAAATTTAAATATAATAACTTATCCAGTGATGACCCATTCGGTTACATATCACAGATATCAGCATATGCAGAGGCCAATGGTGTTGATGAGGCTGGATTTTTAGTTATTAATAAATCAACAGGAGAAATATGTTATACCAAAGTACATTCGTTGGAGATGATAAATGCTAAGAAGAGAATACAACATCTTAAAAAAGTTGTGTCATCTACCAATATACCTGATAAATGTTATTCTGATATTCCTGATGGCAAGTCTGGTAATTATAAGCTTGACGTTGGTTGTATCTACTGTCATTATAAGCATGATTGTTGGAGTGATGCTAATGATGGTAAAGGACTTCGTGCTTTTCAGTATTCAACCGGTAAGAGATATCTTACTAAAGTTGAGAAAGAACCAAACGTAGACGAAGTACATGAAAAAAGAACATGACATAATACAAATTGAAAATGCTTTTTATTCTGAACCTTACAATTCAGAGAAGAGATTATTTATTGCTGTGATATTACAAGCATTGTTAGACGTATCTAAAAAACCTATCACAACATATGATAAAGTAAATAGACAAAAAGCAGAGGCATGGTTCTTTGCAGATGTAGGAGTAACATGTGAAAATTTTGAGACAGTATGCGATATGGCCGGAGTAGATTCAAATAAAACCAGGTCATTTGCATACAAAGTTATTAATACAAAAAACAACAAGTATTTAAGAAATAGAATTAGGAGTGTGTTAAGAGGCGAAGATGAGTAAGGATAAAAAAGACTTGACATATGAACAGAACTTTGATAAACTATATGCTGATATGATATATTATGAGGAGCAAGCAAAAATGGGAATGATGGATGAAGCAATAAAAGAAACTGTTAAAGATACAGGTTTTAAAAAGACAGACATAAAAAAGAAAGCAATACAAGCTACATTAAAACAAGTAGGTGGTAGTCATTACAAAGATTGTAAGATACAACCTGTGGAATATATTGTAGGTAATGACTTAACTTTTCTTGAAGGTAATATAATTAAATATGTTACAAGACATAGAAGAAAAGGTGAAGGCAAAAAAGATATTGAGAAAGTAATACACTACGCAGAAATGATTTTAGAAATGGAGTACAAGGATGAATAACTATTTACCAACCGAATACCAAAGTTTTATACACCTATCTAGATATTCTAGATGGTTGCCTGATGAAGGTAGAAGAGAGACATGGATAGAAACAGTAACAAGATTAACAAACTTTATGCAGTATCATTTAAAGAAAAATTTAAATGTAGAAATAGAAAGTGAGACATGGAGAAAGATAGAAGATTATATTACTGGACTTTCTGTGATGCCTTCTATGAGAGCATTGATGACTGCAGGCACAGCATTAGAAAGAGAAAACATTGCTGGATATAACTGTTCCTATATTCCTATTGATAATCCAAAAGCATTTGATGAAATACTTTATATCTTAATGAATGGTACAGGTGTAGGTTTTTCTGTTGAGAGAGAAAATGTAAACAAACTTCCTACTATACCAGACAGAGAATTTGAAAAGACAGATGATGTTGTAGCTGTTGCTGATTCTAAAGAAGGATGGGCAAGAGGATTTAAAGATTTAATATCTTATCTGTATACAAATAGAATACCAAAAATAGATGTGAATAAAATAAGACCTGCTGGACAAAGATTAAAAACATTTGGTGGTAGAGCTAGTGGGCCTCAACCTTTAATTAATTTATTTGATTTTGTTATTGAAAAGTTTAAAGGTGCTAGAGGTAGAAAATTAAACACTATGGAGTGTCATGATATTGCGTGTAAGACTGGTGAAGTTGTTGTTGTAGGTGGTGTGCGTAGGTCTGCTCTTATATCTTTGAGTAATTTATCAGACCAAAGATTAAGAGTTGCAAAGTCTGGTGCCTGGTGGGATACAAATCCTGAAAGAGCATTAGCAAATAACTCTGTTGTATATACTGAAAAGCCTGATGCAGGTATTTTTATGAAGGAGTGGTTGGCCTTATATGAAAGTAAGTCTGGCGAAAGAGGTATATTCAACAGAGTATCAGCACAAGAAAAAGCTAGAGAGAATGGTAGACGTAATGGTGACCATCCTTTTGGTACTAATCCTTGTAGTGAAATAATACTAAGACCTAATCAGTTTTGTAATCTTACAGAGGTAGTTGTAAGACCTATGGATACTGAAGCTACACTACATGATAAAATAGAAGTGGCTACAATACTAGGTACAATACAAGCTACACTTACAGACTTTGGATATCTAAGAAAGAGATGGCAACAGAACACAGAAGAGGAAAGATTATTAGGTGTATCTCTTACAGGTATTATGGATAATTCTATTATCAATAGACAAAGAGCAAAACTACCAGAGATATTACAAAGCATGAGAAACAAAGCTGTCGTAACAAATAAAGAGTGGGCAGATAAATTAGGTATACCACAATCAACAGCTATCACATGTGTCAAACCTTCTGGTACAGTTAGTCAATTAGTTGACTCTGCTAGTGGTATTCATGCTAGACATAATCCTTATTATATTCGTACAGTTAGAGGTGATAATAAAGACCCACTAACAGAGTTTATGAAAGAACAAGGTATACCAAATGAACCAGACGTAATGAAGCCTGACCATACTACAGTGTTTTCTTTTCCTATGAGTTGTTCTGATACTGCTGTGTATAGAAATGATATGGCAGCAATCGAGCAGTTAGAGATATGGAAGTGTTATGCACAGCATTGGTGTGAACATAAACCATCTGTAACTATATCTGTAAAAGAAAATGAGTGGGTGAATGTAGGTAATTGGTGTTGGGATAATTTTGATTATCTTTCTGGTGTATCTTTCTTACCTTTTTCAGACCATACATATCAGCAAGCACCTTATCAAGATATAGATAAAGAGCAGTATACTTCTTTACAATCTAAGATGCCTGAAAAAATTGATTGGACTAAGTTACAAGACTTTGAAAAAGAAGATAATACAAGAGGTTCACAAGAGTTAGCATGTACTGCAGGCTCGTGTGAGTTAGTAGATATTTAAATTTTTTGTTGCATTATTATACAAAATATGGTATAATAGTATTATAAAGTGCCAATATGGACTTTAATTTTAACTTGCTTATTTAAGGAGAATAAAATGGTAACATTTAATTTAGATAATATTACTAGACAAGCTATTGGTTTTGATAACTTGTTTAATTCAATGTTAAGTGATAACGTGGGTGATATTGGATATCCACCATATAACTTAATTAAAGAAGGAGAAGACACATATCTTTTACAATTTGCACTAGCCGGTTTTAAAGATAGAGAACTGGATGTGCAAGTAAAAGAAAATAAATTAACAATCAAAGGAGAGTCTTCTGATAAAGAAGATGAACTAGAGTATCTACATAGAGGTATTGGTAAAAGATTTTTTGAAAGACAATTTGTTCTTGCTGATACATTACATGTAGAAGGTTGTACTTTTCTTCGTGGTATTTTAGAAATAAAACTAAAACAAATTATACCTGAAGAACAGAAACCAAGAAAGATAGAAATAAAATAAGGAGCATGGCAGGGATTCATTAGAGTCTCTGCCTATTTTTTTTATGAGAAGAGCAACAATAGGTGCAGGAAAGAAACTAAAAAACTTTTTTAAGAAGGTAACTTCTATAGGTAAATCTATTAGGAGTAGACCAAAGAATAAACATAAACGTAGAAATTTTAAAAAATATAGAGGGCAAGGTAAATGAAAATATTATTAATATTACTGGTTAGTTTACTAACTATTCAAATAAAAGCAGATGCATGGTTTGATTCTGTTGGGTACAGATATTATCATGATATGGATAATGAACGATATGGTTCTAAGTTTAGAAGTTATGCTACAAAAAAATTATCTAACAGCGATAGATTAAAAGTAGCATATGAAAGAAGAAGAGGTGGCAGAGGTTATGAATCTGGCACGTGGTTTATAGATTACGAATGGAAGTTTTAATATGAATACAAAAATTAGAAATGATATGGATACAGTATACATAGGCTATGACCCTAGAGAACATGCAGCCTATGAAGTTTTAAAGTTCTCTATAGAAATAAGAGCTAAGAATCCTGTAAGAATTGTGCCTCTAAAAAAAGATGCATTAATTAAAAATGGAATGTTCAGAAGAAAGTCAAACAGTATAGGTAATCAACAGTATGATGAGATAGATGGCAGACCTTTCTCTACTGATTTTAGTTTTACTAGATTTCTTGTGCCACATTTAAGTTTATATACCGGTTTATCTTTATATATGGATTGTGATATGTATTGTTATGGAGATATAACAGAACTATTTGATATGTGTAGAGATAATTATTATCCTGTATGGGCAGTGCATCATAAGTATGATGTAGAAAAAGGTATTAAAATGGATGGCCAAGCACAAGAACCTTATAGTATGAAGAACTGGTCTAGCCTTATGATGTTTAATAATGAACATCACTATCTAGACAAGTTAAGTATTGATGCTATTAATACAGAGAAAGGTAGATGGTTACATACATTTAAGTGGTTGCCTGACCAGGAATCAGACATAGGACAAATACCTGAAGAATGGAACTGGCTTGATGGGCATTCACCAGAAGATATGAAACCAAAGATTGTACACTTTACAACTGGTGGGCCTTGGTTTGCTAAATGGAAACCTAGAGGAGTAACTGAAGGCAAGTATGCTGTGAAGTGGTGTGAAGATGCTAGATGGTTACAGATGAAAGGAATAATACCAAGAGAAAAGGATTACTTAATACAATGAGAGAATTAACAGATACATTATATAAATCATTGAGATGTCACTATAAAGCTGAAGTAAATAAAGCATTATATCAACTTGATTTAGCATTTCAAAAACCAGTAGCAATAGGAGAACATCCAAAAATAGTAGAGGATTCTATTGTATTAATAAAACAATTAGCTGAAGCTGAAGAAGCATTAGAAACATTAGAGAAAAATTTTGGAGCATATAATGAAAGAGATTAATATTG